ATGCAGCCAGACACCGCCCGCATCCGCCACGACATCCACGACCTGCGCGACCAGACCATCACGCTCGACGCGCTCGCGAACCGACGCATCAAGATCAGCCGCAGTTCAACGCATACGCACAGGAGCAGCGCGCCCACGCCCCTCAATCTGGCCGCCGTCGATCTGCTCGACCAGATCCACGCACTCGCGCGCCGCCTCGCGTTTGCGGCCGGTCTGCGCTTCGGCCGCGGCATGGACGCACACGACCTGCTCAAAGGCCTCGACCGCGACCAGCCGTGCGCCGCGCTCGCCCTACGCGCTGACGCATGGGACATCGTGCGCTTGGTCGACGACGCCGCATGGCACTGCCGCCAGCTCACCGACCCCGAACCCAGCCACCGGTACGTCGGCGTCTGCGAACGCTGCGGGTACGGCGTATGGATCCCCGAAACACAACCCGTCAACGGCGCGGACCACCGGTGCGAGATGTGCGGGCATATCAGCCCACTCGCCCAGATCGCCCAAGCGCACGAACTCCGCCTGCTCACCAGCGGCACCGTGGGCACGGCCGCCGACCTATGCCATTTGCTGCGCGCCTGCGGCATCCCGGTCAAACGCAACACCATCACCCAATGGCACACACGCAAACGCCTCACCCCCGTGGGCGACGACGAGCAAGGCCTGCCGGTGTATGCGCTCGCGGATGTGCTCCTGTTGCGGCGTGCGGTTGACAAGTAGGACTGTCACCGCTAGGGTATGTAATATTGCGCGACGCGTGTAACTGAGCGCGAGTGTATGGCCTTGGACGGTGTGGACTGTCCGGGGCCATGAACGTATCGGGGGATGTGGATCATGGGACGAGCCAACCCACGCAGCGCGAACGGGCACCGCCGCCGGCAGCTGCGCGCGCGTGTGCTCGCCGCGTACGACACGTGCGCGATCTGCGGACAACCGGTCGACAAAACATTGCGCACGCCGCACCCGATGAGCGCCGAGGTAGACGAGGTCATCCCGGTGTCGCGAGGCGGCGACCCACTCGCATGGGACAACGTACGGCTCACGCACCGACGCTGCAACCGGATCAAGAGCAACAAGAGCGACGACTACGCGCGCGCCCAGCTCGAGCAACGGCCGCAGCCACAGGCGACTTCGCTGCCATTGCACGCGAGCGCATGGTGACGTCGGCCGCCGCCGGCCCCGCCGGCGGATAGTGGGGAGGGTACCCCCGGCGGCCTCGGGAGGGCCACCTCGGGTGCAGTGCCGATATCTCCCCGAATGTGGTGAATATCGTGACCGTCACGCAAATGTCACGAAAAAACAACAGGGCGGTGACCGCGATGAAATGCTGTGTGTGCGGGGGTGAATACCAGCCGCACGCCGGAAGAGGCCGTCCCTCGAAGTACTGTTCGCCGGCCTGCCGCAAACAGGCGCAGCGTCTGCGTGACAGGATCGGCGCCCGTCCCGCCGCCACCAGAAAAGAGCAGGAGAAGGCGCTCGCCGGCGATATCGAGTACCGGGACGTGCCGCCGGACCGTCGGCATGATTTCGACCGGCTTGCCGACCGCAAGCTCGATGACGACCGCGAGACGGTGCTGCGGCGCAGTCAGCGCAAGCTGCAGCAGGTGATCGACGACCCGGACACGCCCAAGGCGGCGATCGCCAAGCTCGTCGAGACGCTGATCGATGTGACGGCCAAGCTCGAGGCGGTCAAGGAGGAGGACGGCGGCGGCGACGACCTGCTCGACTTGTTCGCCGACGACCCTGAGGAGGCGACCCATGACGACGACGTCGGAACCGAGATTGTCTGACATCGCCACGCACCTGACCCGCCCCAGCGGCATCGTGGGCAGCGACTTCACGCGTCTGAACCGCATCGCCGTCAAATGCGGCATCCGCTTCGACCGATGGCAGCAGGGCGTGCTGTGGCTGCTGCTCGCCAAAAGGGAGGACGGACGTTACGCGTGCGGCGAGGGCGGCCTCGTCCTGTCCTCGTGCCGCCAGATCGGCAAGACCTACACGATCGGTAACGCCGTGTTCCTCATGTGCGTCACCCACCCGGGCCTGACGGCCGTGTGGACCGCGCACCACACGAGGACCTCGGACCAGACGTTCGCCGACCTGTGCGCCCTGGAACGTCACCCGCTGCTCGGCCGCTACGTCGACCGCATCCGCCGTGCCAACGGGCAGCAGGAGATCCGCTTCAAGAACGGGGCGCGCATCATGTTCGGCGCGAGGGAACGCGGCTTCGGACGCGGCCTGCACAGCGTCGACGTCGAGATCTTCGACGAGGCGCAGATCCTCACCCAGTCCGCGCTCGACAACATGGTCGCCATCGTCAACACCAGTCCCAACCCGCTCGTCGTGTTCATGGGCAACCCTCCCAAGCCGGGCGACCAGTGCGAGGCGTTCGCCGACAAACGCCGCGCCGCGCTCGACGGCGTGGACGGCATCGCCTACATCGAACTGAGCGCCGACCCGGAGGCCGACCCCGACGACCATGCGCAATGGGCGCGCGCCAACCCAAGCTATCCCAACCGCACCAGCGAGGAGGCGATGCTGCGCATGCGCAACCTGCTCGCCGACGATTCGTTCCGACGCGAAGCGCTGGGCATCTGGGACGACCGCGACGCGCACCACGTCATCGACCCCGCACTGTGGGAACGGGCCGCCACCGACGCGCCGGACCTGGACGGCCTGCGCGGCTTCGCCATCGACATGGCCCCCGACCGCACGAGCATCTGCATCGGAGCCGCCGTCAAACACGCCGACGGCACCACCCACATCGAGATCGCCGCCTTCAAGGACGCCAGGCACGACGGCACCAAGTGGGCCGTCGACTGGATCGCCGAACGCTGGCCGAACACCGCGGCCGTCGTCCTCGACGCCCAATCACCGGCCATGAGCCTGCTGCCCGACCTCAAAGCCGCGCACGTGCGCCCAATCATCACCAACGCGGCCGACATGGGACGCGCCTGCGGCAAATTCCTCGACGACCTGACCGCCGGCGCCCTCACCCACCTGCCCGACACCGACCAGCCGGCACTCGCGCTCGCCGTGAAGGGCGCCATCACCCGGCCCATCGGCAACTCAGGCGCCATCGGATGGAACAAGACCGGCGCCGACGCGGACATCAGCCCGCTCGTCGCCTGCACGCTCGCCGCCTACGGGCTGAGCGTGACCAAACGCAACCCGAACCGCAGACAACGCGTAATGAGGTGAGACACATGCAACCCATGACCGGCATGCCGCACCTGTCCGGCAGCGTGGCGAACATCACCCGCATCACCGGCATGGGCCGAGACGACATGGACGCCACCATGCGCCTGCTGCGGGTGTGGCGCGCCAAATACCCGCGCAACCTGCTGCGCACACGCTTCTACGACGCCAAGCAACGATTCAGCAACCTGCACATCGCGGTCCCGAACACCGTGGCGGCGAAGATCGGCAACGTCGTCGGCTGGCCGCAGAAAAGCGTGCGCGCCTTAGCCGACAAAAGCGTCTTCGAAGGCTTCGAGACCCCCGACGGCGACCCGCACGGCATCGCGGCGATCATGACGGACAACGAGCTGACCGCCGACGTGAGCGAGGCGATCATCAGCTGCTACAAGCATTCCTGCTCGTTCCTGACCGTCGACTACGACCCCGCCGACCCGAGCGGCGAACGGATCATGATCACGCCACGCTCGGCGGACTGGTCCGCGGCGCTATGGGACACGCAGCGCCGGCGCATCGCCGCCGCGCTGACCATCACCGGCGCCGACCAAAACGGCAACATCACCGACTTCAACGTGTGGCTGCCGGGACGCAACTACTCCGTCCGCGCGTCCAGCATGGGCATGTGGCGCGCCGAACGCCAGGACAACCGCCTCGACCGTGTCGCCGTCGTTCCCTTCGCCTACGACAAGCAGATGGACAGGCCGTTCGGACGGAGCCGCATCAACCGCACGCTGATGAACCTCACCGACATGGCGGTGCGCACCATGGTGCGCATGGAGGCGTCCGCGGAATTCTACGCGACGCCGAAACTGTGGTTCCTCGGCCTCGACTCCGACGCGTTCGAGAACGGCACATGGAGCTCCCTCGTCTCCGACATCAACGCGATCAGCCGCGACATCGACAACAACATCCCCGAACTCAAGCAGGTGCAGCAGGCGTCCATGAGCCCGCACGGCGCCATGCTCGAGACCATCGCCATGCTCGCCTCGGCCGAAACCGACATCCCGGCCGAGAACCTCGGCATCCGACTGTCCAACCCGACCAGCGCCGAGGCGCTCGCCGCCAGCGAGAACGCGCTCACCCGCGTCGCCGACCGCCAGAACCGCGTCTTCGGACAACAGCTGATGAACGCGCTGTCCATCGCCATCCAGCTGCGCGACAACACGCCAGAGCCTCCCGATCTGGGCGGAGTGCGCCCGCTGTGGGCGCCCACGCGCGTCGTGTCCGACGCGGCCCGCGCCGACTTCTACACCAAGGTCGCGCAGCAACTGCCCGGATACGCGGACTCCGACGTGGCCCTGTCCCGACTCGGACTGACCCGCGACGAACTCGTCAGCTTCCGCTCCCACCAGCAGACCGAACGCGCCAAGGCACAGCTCGACCAGCTGCGCGCGCAGACCGCCGGCAACCAGACCAACGACGCCCAGCCCGCCAACGCGGACAACGCCGCGGTGGGGGGCGAGTGACCTGAAGGCCAAGTTCGACGCGCTCGGCGTCGCCATCCGCGCCGGCGTCGACCCGCAATCGGCCGCCACGATGCTCGGACTGGACGGCGTGCAATTCACCGGCGCGGTACCCGTGAGCCTGCGCCTGCCGACCGGCGACGCGAACAGCCTGGAAGACAAATAACCCAAGGGGAAAAGATGGCGGCCATGGCATTGAACGATCTGACCGTCCCCGCCGGCGACGAAGCTGAGTTCCAACGGCTGCTCGACACGCTGTACACGCGATACCAGAACGACATCGACAACCTCACCGACGCGGCCACCGACGAGATCGAGACCGCCATCAGGCGCGGCGACCTCGACCTCAAGGAGATCGTGCGCGAATACACGGACAGCGCCTCCCAACTCTCCCGCGACTACTACCACACGGTCCGCCAAGCATGGCAGGAATACACCGGCGAACAATTCCCCGGATTCGACGACGGCGGCCTGGTCGACACCGACCGCGTCCTGTGGCAGACCCAACACGGATTCGCCGACAGCGACTACACGGGCGTCAAATACTCCGACGTGAAAACCGGCTCCAACAAAGCCGACCTGACCATGGACGACCTCTGGCCCGCCATGACCGACATCGACGACGCCCAACAGTTCATCGCCGACATGATCCGCAACGCCTTGCGCTCGCAGACGCAGCAATGCATGCGCCGCGACCCCACGCAGCCGCGCTGGGCGCGCGTGCCGCAAGGCAGGACGTGCGCGTTCTGTCTCATGCTCGCCAGCCGCGGTTTCGCCTACCTGAGCGCCGAGACCGCCGGCAAGGGCGGCGCGCGCTTCCACTCGGACTGCGACTGCCGCATCATCCCCAGCTGGGGCAGGCAGACGCTTGCTGGATACGACGTGCAGCAGCTCGAGAAAACCTACTCCTCGGCAAAGGAATATGCGAAGAAACATGGCATAAGCCCACTACAGGCCTTGCGCCAACAACAAGGGATTACCACTGATGGCCGGATACCCGCAGAATTGCAGCTGCCGCCCGGACGACCTCCGGCAGACCCGGATGGGGGAAGGGTGTTCCGCAGATTCCTTGGCGATCGGAGTGTCTATGAGGCGTTGACCGGTACAAATCCGAATTATGAAGATGGGATAGAGTGGCAGACCAATTGCCAGCGATGCGTCATCGCCTATGAGATGAGGAGACGTGGGTATAACGTCACAGCAAATCCGCGAGAGCTTGATGCTCATGGAGCAATCAAGACGGAGCCGCTGACCTATCAATGGTATAAGGCGTTCATGGCTAGCAGAGTCAGATGCCCAATCGGTTCAGGGCTCGATGACGTACTTAGAAAAATGAACGAGTGGGGCTTAAGCTCAAGGGCGATCGTTCAGATCACTTGGTCAGCCACTGGGACGTCGCATGTGTTCATCACCGAGAACCTTAAGAACGGAGTGCAATTCTTCGATCCGCAAACCGGCGATTGGGATGTGAAAAGATACTTCAATGCGGCTGCAGATGGGAAAAGCAGTATAATGAGAATTGATGATGCTCACGCAGTAAAAGGCATTGTGTTCAGACTATGCAGGGAGGTGTGACATGAATGTTCAGGAGGCACTGCGCAGGGCCGCGGAACTGCAACCGCATCTTGAGATCATCTCCATGGTGGAGTATGGGCCATACTGGATTTTCGGATACTGCGAACCGGGGCTGACACCAGAGGATTGCCCCGGCATGCCCATGCTGAAAATGAGGAAATCCGACGGTGCGAGCGTCTATCTGCATGTGCAGGACAAAGACTTTCTGGACATTGCACGGCACGCAACAAAAGTCGATCTGCCAGCTCATACCCTCCCATACTCGCTCACTGCCTAAGAAGAAGCAGCTTTACGCAGCCACCCGGCAGGGTGGCTTTTTCATTGGCCAGAACCATAGAGAACACTGCCGGTGCAAGCCCGGATTTGGCCACGATATGAACCCGCCGAAACGGCGGGTTTTTTATTACCCGAAACGGGCCGACGAAAGGAACATCCATGACCACCGAGGAACTCGAGGCGAAACTCGCCGAGACCACGAGCAAACTGGAGGAGACCACAGCCAAGCTCGAGGAAACCACCAGACACTCCCGCGAATGGGAAAACCGCGCCAAGGCGAACAAGGCGAAGGCCGACGAACTGGAACAGCTCAAAGCCGACCACCAGAGCGCCGTCAAGGAACTCGACGAACTCAAAGCCTACAAGGCGAAGACCGAACACGAGACGGCCCACGCCACACTCGCCAAGAAGGTCGCCGCCGAGACCGGAGTGCCGGCCGACCTGCTCGTCGGCGACGACGAGGAATCCATGCGCGACTACGCCGCCAGACTCGACCAGTACGCCCACCCCAAACCGGCAGGCCTGCCCAACCAAGGCAGCCAACCCGGCACCACCGCGAACGTGGACGACCTGAACGCCAAGGAAGCGGTCAACCAGATGTTCGACAAACTCTAACCACACCCATCCGCCGAAAGGACGCCGAACATGGCAATGGACACCAGCAAGATCAAACTCCCGCACACGATCGCGCAGGCGGTCGTCAACAAGGTGGCCGACACCTCGACCATCGCGAAACTCTCCCCAAGCAGCCCACAGCTGTTCACCGACACCGACTTCATGTTCTTCAACGGCAAAAGCGAAGCCGACGTCACCGCCGAAGGCCAGAAGAAAAGCAGCTACGAACAGGACCTCAGCTACGTGTCCGGCACCCGATTCAAGGTGCAGACCACCACACGAGTCACCTCCGAACTGCAGTGGGCCGACGAAGACAACCGCTTCCAGATCATCCAACGCATCCAGGAAGACCAGGCCAAAGCCATCGCCCGCGCCCTCGACTACGTCGTCTACCACGCCATCAACCCCAAGAGCGGCGAAAAACTCGACGGCTTCACCGCCCTGACCACCGCCGCACAAACCGTGACCGCCACCGACGACCAGATCGAAAACGTCGACGCGCTCGCGGACGCGCTCAACGAGTACGAGATCAACGGCGTCGCTCTGTCGCGCACGTGGGCGGCGCAGCTGCGCAAGCTGCGCGTGCCGGCCACGGGCACGCGCTTCTACCCGGAGATCCCCATCAACCTCGACGCGGGCACGCTCGACGGGATCCCCGCCGCCACGTCGGGCACGGTCAACGGCAAGCTCGCCAAGACCGCGACGAAGGTGCTGGGCGTCATGGGCGACTTCTCGCTGATCAACTGGGGCATGGTGCGCGACATCACCGCCGAGATCATCCCGTACGGCGACCCGGACCAGACCGGCGTCGACCTCAAGGCCCACAACCAGATCGCGTACAGGTCGGAGGCGATGTTCGCATACGCCGTCCTCGACCCGCAGGCGTTCGCCGTCCTCAAGGAGAAGTGATCATGGCCGTAAGCGATTTCCCGCCGCAGACGTTCGTAGTCACGTCCGACGGCAAGAAGCACAAGCCCGGCGTCCTCGACCCGCGCGTGCGCCTGATCAACCCCGACGGCACCGCCTACAAGCCGACGCCGACGGCCGGCACGGCGGTGGCCGACGCGACCACGGACACGCTGCTCACGCAGGTTAACGCGCTGCTCGCCTCCCTGCGCGCCGCCGGCGTCATCGCCAATTCCTGACGGGGGAGATGATGACCGACACACAGCCGTTCGCCACCGTGGACGACCTGACGGCGCGCTGGCATGGGCTCACCGAGCAGGAGAGCGCACGCGCGACGGTGCTGCTCGAGGACGCCAGCGACCTGATCCGCACGCAGTGCGCGGACTGGGAACGCTGCGACCCGGCCACGCTGCGGCGCGTGACGTGCGCGATCGTCAAACGAGCCATGCTCGCCTCGAGCATCGGAATCCCCGAAGGCGTCAGTCAGACGAACACGACCACCGGTCCGTTCTCCGACGGCTACACCTTCGCCAATCCCGGCGGCGACCTGTACCTGCTGGATTCGGAACGCCGCAGCCTCGGCATGCACCGCGCGACGGCGTTCCGCATCCGCATGGACACGGCCGACGAACCATGAACGACAACATCGATTCTCAGAATATGAGACGAAAACGTTCACGGAAGAGTGCTAGCACATTGACAAACGGGCGTGACTACGCTAAGCGATTCAGGGAGGTTTCGGCATGATCCCATCGGACTACGAGACCGTCACCGTGCGCCGCAGCAATGTGGCCATGGTCGACGGGCGACGCGTCGCAGGCGAGCCCGAGCTTGTGGGCGAGATCGGCGTGCTCGTCGCACCAGCCACACGCGAATGGCTGACGCAGACGGGCCGGATCACGCTCAGGTCGGGCTACGACCTGTACCGGCGCGGCCATGCCGTGCTCGACATGCGCGAAGGCGACCTCGTCGACGTGCGCGGCGAGACGATGGTCATCACCGGGTCGCCCATGCAATGGCGGCGCGGCGACCGCGTCATCGGCTGGCAATGGCACTGCGAACGCAAGGAGGACATATGAGCCGCACACGGGTGAAGGTCGTACTCAACCGGGACGCCGTACGCGAGCAGCTGCTGCACAACAAACAGCTGCTCGACGAGGTCGAATACCAGGTCAAGGGCATGGCCAACGTGCATCCCGCGATCAAGGTGTACCGCAACACCGGCGGGGAGCGAGGCAACATCGTCGCCACGATACCCATGTCCGTCGAGGACGCGCACCGCGGCCTGATGGCCGACATGCTCGGCAAGGTGCGCATATGACGCCGCGTCTGATCGGCGAGGACCCCTCGACGCGGATCCTCGCCCTCGTCACGGCGGCGATCGGCCCGGTGCCCGCCGGATACGACATGCCGCCGGCCGACGCGCAGGGACGGCGCGTGTTCCTGACCCTGTCCGCCGGCGCGATGCGCACGCCGGTCTCCCAACGCTTCACGCTCACCATCAGCGCCTACGCGCACCATCCACACGGGCATTGCGACCATGCGCAGGCCGTCTCCCTGTGGCGATGCTGTGCCGGCGCGATCCTTGCGGGCCGCACGTTCTGCCCGCTCATCGACGCACAAGTGCAGTCAGGGCCCATCGACGCCCACGACACCGCGTTGGACGTCGACTACGTCTACGGGGCCGTCCTGCTGGACGTCGCCGCAGCCACCACAACCACAAATCCCACGAAAACAAACTCATCCCACTGATGGAAGGACATCATCATGGCAGACACCACAGGCCTGGAGGCGTCGCTGCTCGCGGCCGGCGCGACCGGACTCGAATTCGTCTCCGACGGCAACAACGCCGCCCTCGTCGGCCTCATCAAGGAATCCGCGATCTTCAAGTTCGGCCTCGAGGAATCCGTCGGCACCCTCAACGGCAACTGGCGGCCGCCGACCGGCAAGCAGCCATTCGGCTACATGTCCGAGGACGGCATCACCATCCACGCCGAAGCCGGCGACGACAACGACTTCACCGGACACAACGGCGACAACGTCGTGAGCATGACCTCCGGCTCCTACTGGACCGTGCAGCTCAGCGCACTCGAATCCAAGAAGGAGGTCATCGAAACCTACTTCGACACCAAGGTCGCCGCCGACGGGTCGATCACGCTCACCAGCGCCGAGGTCAACTCCTACGCCCAGTACGTGATCGCCGGCATGACCCAGTCCGGCCACCTCATCGTCCTGCACCTGCCCAAGCTCAAGGTCTCCGAACGCGACGACATCACCTGGACCGTCTCCGACCTGCAGGCCTTCAACATGACCTTCCGCGCCTTCAAGGGCGACGGCAACGCCCCCTACATGATGAAGGCATGGGGCTTCGCCCAGGACACCGACTGAACCACCACCGCCACGGCGGCCGACGGACCGACACCGCCGGCCGCCCCCACCCACGCACCACATCTGAAAGGACCCACGAACCGATGAGCGACACGACCTACCTCGACCTGACCCCCACCGACACCGTCGACGACCACGACACCACACCCATCCACATCCAATACGGCACCGTGAAGATGGACCTGCCCCGCCTCGACGACAGCACCCACCTGCCCACCGCCGTCATCATCGTCAGCATGCAGGTCGTCTCCACCGGATGGGACAACCTCGACTACGAGGACAAGATCCGCGTCATGGCCACCATCCTCGCATGGCTCACCAGCAAATACCCCCGCCTCGAACGCGAACTCGACACCAAAAGCAGCGACAAGCTCGTCGACCTCGGCCGCATCATCGGCGCATGGGCCGACGCCACCAAGGACCTCGACCCAAAAGCCTGACCCTCCTCGACCTATGGCTCAACCACCACTGGGCCCTGCAACACGACTGGATGCGCGCATGGCACGAACGCCTCGACCTCAAACGCACCCCGCTGTACGTCGCATGGCCCATGCTGCGCGAAATCCTCAAGGAACGCGCCACCTCCCACAGCTACGCCGCGCTCGCCTCGATGGGCTGGATGCCCGCCGACGCCGACCGCACCCTGTGGGCGTTGAGCCAATCGGGCACCAAGACGCGTCCGACGCCGCCATGGATGCGCCCCGACCCGCTCACCGCGAAACCCGTGGCCCGGACACACCATGACCGGCGCCTGCGCGGCATGCTCGCCGACCGCCTCGGACTGGACGAACAACCCAACACGCGATACTACAGGGGGGGATGAGTAATGGCGCAGGAACTGGGCACCGGCTACATCATCATCAGCCCGTCGACCAAGGGGCTCGGCAAGGCCATCGAAGGCGACATCAGCCAGTCCGTGGACAAGGCCAACGCGTCCAGCTCCAAAAACATCCTCAAAACCATCGGCGGCGCCCTCGGCAAGGTCGGCAAGATCGGCGTCGCCGGCGTCAGCGCCATCGGCGGCGCCCTCGTCGGGCTCGCCGCCAAGGGCGGCTTCGAACGCGCCCTGAACGTCGAACGCGCCCAGACCAAACTCAAGGCCCTCGGCCACGACACCAAGAGCGTCGACGCGATCATGAGCAACGCGCTCGCCTCGGTCAACGGCACCGCGTTCGGCATGGGCGACGCCGCTTCCGCCGCCGCCGGCCTGATCGCCTCGGGCATCAAACAAGGCAAACAGCTCGAGACCGTCCTGACGACCGTCGGCGACGTCGCCCAGATCAGCGGCCGAAGCTTCACGGAGATCGGCACGATCTTCAACAAGGTCGCCGCCACCGGCAAACTCCAGGGCGACGAGATGCTCCAGCTCATGGAATCCGGCATCCCGGTCCTGCAGTACCTCGCCGACCATTACAAGGTGACCGCCGCCGAAGCGCAGAAGATGGTCTCCGACGGCAAGGTGAGCTTCGAGGACTTCGAGACCGCGATGCGCGAGCACCTCGGCGGGGCCGCCAAGAACGCCGGCGAATCCTTCGACGGCATGGTCGCCAACGTCAAGGCCGCCCTGTCCCGCCTCGGCGAAGGCTTCGAAACACCGCTGATCGGCAGCCTGACCAAACTCGGCAACAAGATCATCCCCGTCATCGACAAGATCGGAGCCGCCGTCAAACCGTTGCAGGAAGCCTTCGCCGGCCGCCTCGCCACGGCCGCCGACAAAGCCGGACAGGCCATCGACGCGTTCGCCGCCAAACTCGACACGGGCGAGGTCTCGCTCGCAGGCATCGCCACACAGCTGGCGACCGCAACCGGCGGCTTCGGCGCGCTCGCCGCGATCGGCCCGCATCTGGGCGACGCATTGTCCGCCGTGGACGGCTTCGCCGGCAAGGTCGACGCCATGGGCGGGCGCGCCTCGTCCATGTTCTCCTCGTTTAAGAACGGGTTGTCATCGTTCGCGGCCGGCGTGGGCAACGCGGGGCGCAACGCGAAGGCTGGGTTTGAGCTCATCGTCGAAGGCATGCAGCCGCTCGGCGACGGCATCAAACGGACGTTCGCCAGACTCGGCGACACGAAACTCGGCACGGCCGTCACCTCGATGATCAACGGCGCGCACGGTGCGCTCACGTCCGGCATGAACCGTCTCACCGGCGTGTTCACGTCGATGCGCGGCAAGGTCACCGGCGGCCTGTCCGGCTTGGCGTTCAGTTTCTCCAACAATCCCGTCGTGCAGTCCGTGCAGGCGATGGGCGGCAAGGTGTCGGCGGCGTGCTCGTCGCTGGCGTCCAAGGCGTCGTCGATGCTCGGCCCGATCGGCGAGGCGTTCGGCGCCGTGTTCGACGGCGTCGGCGGCAAGCTCGCCGCCGGCGTGCAGTCGTCGCTCGGCAAGGTCGGCGGCGTGCTCGGCCGGTTCTTCAGCCCGGGCAATTTGATGAAGGTCGCCGGCGTCGGTGCGATCGCCGGCGTGCTTGTCGCCGCGTTGGGCGCGATCGCGCAGGGCATGGGCGGGCAGGTCGACCAGCTCGTCACGCAGCTGACCGGCCAGTTCTCGCACATCCTCGCCGAGGTCGGCGCATGGGTGCGCGAAAGCCTGCCGGCGATGATGCAGGCCGGCGTCGACCTGCTCGTCAACCTGCTCCAAGGCATCCAGTCGACGCTGCCGCTGTTGGTCAGCGTCGCGGGCGCCGCGATCTCGACGCTGTGCGAGGGCATCGCGCAGGCATTGCCCACGCTCATCCCGATGGGCGTGCAGCTGATCATGGGCCTCATCGAATCGCTTATCGCGCAGATCCCGATGCTGCTTCAGGCGGGCCTGCAACTGCTGCAGGGATTGGCGGACGGCATCATCGCCGCACTGCCCGTGCTCACGGCGCAATTGCCGGTGCTCATCCAGACGATCCTCGACGCGGTCTCCACCGGTCTGCCGATGATCCTCGAACAGGGCTCGCAGATCCTGCTCAGCCTCATCAACGGCCTTACGCAGGCGATGCCGCAGCTCGTGGCGATGCTGCCGACCATCATCGACTCGATCATCGGCTTCCTGACGGGCAACCTGCCGCAGATCATCGCCACGGGCGTGCAGGTGCTCGTCGCGCTCATCAACGGCCTTACGCAGGCGATACCGCAGCTCATATCCTATCTGCCGCAGATCATCGCGAGCATCGTGCAGGGCATCGCGTCCAACCTGCCGCAGATCCTCGAAAGCGGCGTGCAGGTCCTCCTCGCGCTCGGCAACGGCCTCGTGCAGGCGATACCGCAGCTGCTGGGCATGATTCCACAGATCATCACCGGCATCAAGGACGCATTCACGAATGTGGACTGGGGTTCGATCGGCCGCAACCTGCTCGAGGGCATCAAGAACGGCATCACCGGTGCCGCCGGAGCCCTGTGGGAGGGTGCGAAGAACGCCGTCGGCGGCATGGTCGACAAGGTCAAGGGCTGGCTCGGCATCCACTCGCCGTCCACGCTGATGGACCAGCAGGTCGGTCAGATGATCGGCGAGGGCATCGCCCAGGGCATCACCAACAGCGAAGGCTCCACGACCGGCGCCGCCGCAGGCATGGTCGAAAGCCTGACGGCCGGCTTCGACGGCGCGAAGACGATGGTCGCCGACCTCGCCGCCAACGTGGGCGAAGTCTGGACCGGCCTGTGGACGAGCCTGAACACGATCGCCACAAGCGCATGGCAGTCGATCAGCGCGACGATCACGGCCGGCGTGCAGACGATCACGGCGAGCCTGTCGAGCGGGTCGACCGGCATCGGCATGGCATGGCAGAGCGCTTGGCAGTCGCTGGGCATGGTCACGCAGCTCGCATGGCAGCATATCTGCGCGACCGTCACCACGGGCATGATGCAGGTCGGCACCATCATCACGGGCACGTCGAGCGGCATCACGGCCGCATGGCAGCTCGCATGGCAGGGCGTGAGCGCCGCCACGGAGGCCGCGTGGGCTCGCATCCGGGCGAGCGTGCAGACGGGCGTGCAGTCCATCGCCGCGCAGATCGGCGCGGGTGGCTCCGCCATGCGTGCGGCATGGCAGAACGCGCAGGCGGGCATGACGCAGACCGCGCGCGCCGCATGGGCCCAGATCCGTGCGAGCGTACAGACCGGCGTCACGCAGATCCGCGTCGCCGTCACCGCCGGCGTCAACCAGACCGCCGCCGCATGGCGCGTCGGATGGAACCTGATCCGCTCGACCAGCACGAACATCTGGAACTCGGTGCGCACGCAGGCCACGCAGGGCATGACGCAGATCCAGCGCGCCGTGCAGAACGGCGTCAACCAGGTGCGCAACGCGTGGAATCAGGGCTGGAACGCCATCCGCTCCGGCTACGGCAACATCTGGAACGGGCTGCGCGCCGGCACCGTCAGCGGCATCAACGGCGTCGTGTCCGCGACCCGCGCCGTCAAATCGGACATCCTGACCGTGTTCAACGGATGCGACACGTGGCTGTACCAGTCGGGCGTGTCCATCATGGACGGGCTCGCCTCCGGCATCCGCGCCGGCACGCCCGCCGCCGTGGCCGCCGCGAAAAGCGCGATGGAGCAGGTCAACCGCAACATGCCGCACTCGCCGGCACCCGAAGGCCCCTTCTCGGGACGCGGCTGGACGCTCTACTCGGGCATGAGCATCATGGAGGCGCTCGGCGACGGCATCACGGCCGCCGCGCCGGACGCCGTACGCGAGACCGCGCGCGCCATGGGGCTCGTGTCCGACGCGCTCGACGTGCACGTGCGCATCCGCCCGCAGGTGGACGCGCGGGAATGGGCGAGCGGCATCGCAGGACTGCTCGGCGACCTCACCGCCCGCGCCGGCGTCGACATGCGCGCCCAACTGCCGGAAACGACGGCGGACGCGAATGGTGTGCGGCTGAACGACCAGATGGGCGAGCTCATCCGCACGGTGCGCATGCTCGGCCTCGACCTGCCCGGCATCATCGCGGCGAACACGCCCACGATCTCACGACGCCAGCTCAGGAGGGTCATCGCATGAACACCGTGTGGATCGAACAGGCCGGCAAACGCCTGAGCCTGGACGGCGACGACGGCCTGTATTCGCAGGAGACGCTCGATGTGCGCGGCTATGCGCCCGACACCGGCGTGCAGGCGCATAGCGTGCTCGTCTCCACGCCGTCACGGCAGGTCGAGGTGGACGTCGTCGCCATCGGCGAGCAGCCCATGCTCGACCTGCTGCGCGTGGGTCAGGCGAGCCTGTCCGGCATCACGACGACGCTGCACGTCGACGACCACTACCAGCGTGCCGCCGTCGTCAAGTTCACGGCCGACGAGGTCCGTCCGCGCTTCTCGCGCGCCAAGCTCGTCGTCCAGTTGCTCGACGGCGTGTGGCTGCGTGACGGCGACACGGTCACGATGCGCAGCGGCGACGCCGCTGTGGACGTGCAGCTCGACCATCCTTACGATTTCCCCTACGACTACGGGCGCACCGCCGCGCAGCGGTTTTTGAGGCTGACCGGATCGTCGAGCGCGGATGTGCTGCTGCGCATCCGGCTCATCGGGCCGGCCGCGTCGGCGCCGTCCATGACCATCAACGGCAACGTCTACCGGTACAACGCAACGCTCGCCGCCGGCGAGAGCGTGCTGGTCGACCCGGTGGACCGCACGGCCGTCAAGACCGACGCCAACGGCGCGACGCATGACGTGTTCGCTGATCTGGAACGCGGCGATGGCCTCGACCGGGGCGAGTATTTCTTCCAGCCCATACCTTTCGCGCGTGACCGGTCGTATCCGGTCGTGTTCGACGCGGACTGCGACATCGAGATCACGCCCATCTACCGGGAGGTCGGATTATGGTGATACGGCTCGCTCCCGCGATGGTCGTCAAACATGGATCCGCGCTGCGCGAGATCGTCGACTACGACCTCGACCTCGCGTTCGGCAAGAGCGAGAACAACTTCCAGCTCGACACGCTCCTCGATCTGACGCCGGGGTCGCTCATATGGATCGACGGCAGCGCCTACGGTGGCATCATCGACTCCGTGCGCACCGCCACCGGCTCGCATGTGCGCGCCTACAAGGGGCGCACCTGGACCGGCATGCTCGACGACCGCGTCGTATGCCCACCCGCCGGGCAGGACTACTACACGCTCACGGGCGATCTGAGCGCATCCCTGCCGCGTCTGCTGTCCGACTGCACGTTGACGCCGTCGCCGTTCGGCAAGGTCACCGCGCAGACGGGCACGGTCAGGACGTCCCAGGTCGACCGGTACGTCACGCTGTTCGAATGCCTTGACAAGCTCATGGACGAGATCGGATGGAAGTACGTGTGGGGCATCGACGCGGACACGCCGACGATGCGGTTCATGCCGGCGGTGACGCATGTGGTGGACGCCACCAGCATGGACGCCGAACTCGAGAAGGTGCGGCGCCGCGTCAACCATCTCATCGGCCTTGGCAAGGGCGAGCTCAAGGACCGTGCGGTCGTGCACCGCTACATCGGGGCCGACGGCAAGGTCACCACGCGACAGTACTACTTCGGCGTCGACGAGGTCGAGGCGACCTACGAGCTGAGCGACAAGGACGGTGCGGAGCTCACGCGCGCGGTCGAGGCGAAGCTGCGCGACCTGCAGCAGGTCGACGAGGCCGACATGGACTATCAGGGAGGCGCCGAACGCATCGACGTGGGAGACAGCCTGCTCATGCAGGACGACGACGCCAACATGCGCGTGAGCGCGAAGGTCACGAAGAAGATCGCCCAGGTGCAGGACGGCACCCTGACCGTGTCCGTCTCATGCGACAACACGACGATCACCGCCGCCACCGACCGATAACAAAGGAGCACAGCATGGCCGACTACAACACCCAAGTCCCCGTCAACCTCGTCACCGGCAAAGCCGGCACCCCGCACGTCACCAGCGCCGACATCGGCAGCTTCAACGCGAACCTGCAGGGCGCGGGACTCATCCGCTACCCGGACGCGAACGGCACCGTCCCCGCCATCACCATGGCCAACGCGACCAGCGTGACGATCCCGCCGATGAGCGTCCTCGTCGACGGCCGATACGCCCGATGGGACGACACGAAGATCCTGTCCATCGACGCCGGCACCGACGGACAGAACCGCATCGACGACATCATCCTGCTCTACGAACGAGACGACGCCACCGGCATCGAAAAACTCAGCCTCAAAGCCAAGAAAGGCACACCGACCGCATCGACGCCCACACCGCCCGGATACGACACCTCCGCCAGCATCCTCGCCGGCAGCGCCCACGCACCCGTCGTCCTCGCACGCATCCGCCTGACCGGCACCAGCGTCACCAGTGTCACGATGATGGGCACCGTACGCACCAACCCCATCACCACCGGCATGCGCGTCGCCACCAAGGCACAACTCGCGCTCCTGCCAGTCACACCCGGCGCCACCGTCTACTGCGAGGAAGACAACCACTGGTACGGCGCCACCAGCCACGACGCCACATGGCGCGACTGGACCCAGCTCACCCTATCCGGAGGCGCCTCCGGATGGAGCACCACCTACACCGCGTCGCGCAGCGGCGACATTCTCACCATCAGCCTCAAAACCACCCGCACCGGAGGATCCACCACCCTCAACGCATGGGCCACCGGCACCGACATCCTCAAACTCCCCGAGGGGTACCGACCCCGCCTCGGCGACATCAACGTACCCGTCATCAACTCAAGACCTTCGAACCCGATCTTCTACCAGATCAACAGCGCAGCCATTAGCGTACGCGCCTCCGCCAAAATCAGCATCCCCACCGGCGACTGGATCAGCACCACCATGAGCTTCCCCGTAGCCTAACCAACGGTCAAAAAAGGAAAGGAACCCGGCCATGACCACCATCCACATCAAACTCGTACGCCCAACCGACACCGGTACCACACCATGCGACGGCGCCATCCGCCTCACCCCCATCCGCCGCTACGTCACCGACCACACCGTCATCGTCCCTGACCCCTTCACCGTCGACCTCACCAACGGCGAAGCCACCATTACCATCCCAGACAGCGACACCACCATCTGCTGGGCCATCACCGAACTGCCCGGCACCCCACTCGAACACACACGCTACGTCCAAATCCCCGGCAACGTCACCGACACCGTCGAATACACCGACCTCATCGACGTCAACCCCAGCACCCACCTGCCCGCCGCCGTCGCCGCAGGCCCACTCCTGCAGATCGCGCTCGCCGCAGACGCACAGGCCGCGCTCGCCTACAGCCGTACGCATCCGGACACGCTCGTGCTGTACAGCGAAGAGGAGAGCGTCAACGCAATGGCCGTGACCGTCGCCGACCTCGCCGCCGTACGGTCTGCAGCACAGGCGCAGGCGAACCACGCCGCAGGCAGCGCACAGACCGCCGCGGCTGCAGCCGAGACCGCGACGCAGAACCTGCGAAGCATCGAGGACACGGCCGCGCAGATCGGTGCCGTGGTCGACGCCATCACCAATACGTCCGACGTATCCCCAGAGGGACCGGACCCGTCTGGCACGGACCTGACCGCAAACAAGGTGGAGTGACATGGGAGCCTACTACAACGGACACCCGGTCGGAGTGCCATACCTCAACGGCGCCAAACACAACATGATACGCAGCCGGAGCTCCTTCTTCCCGCCCCTCTACAAGATCCGCGACTACTGGACGCGGTGGCAGGGCGAACCCAACAACTCCGCCAGCCTGCTCATACTCAAATGGGACACCAGCGAGATCTACAACTGGACATACAAATGCGCCCGCACCGGCTGGGAACCGCGCTCGCTGACATACCAGTTCGCGGATGAGCTGCACGACGGCCGCACCATCGTGCCCATCGAGAATTACGTGCACAACCCGCTGCCGGTCCCGGACGGGGAACCGTACACGGCGAGCGGCAACGGCGTCAAATTCGAACACGACGCGACCAGCGTCAAAATCACGAACGAGCAGGCAGATAGTGAGGGATGGATCATGACCGAGGTGACTCTGCCCGCCGGCGACTACGAGCTGCGCGCCCGCGTCGTGTCTGTCGACTCCACATATGGGGCGCCGCAAGGGCCGATCATCAGCGCGGCCGTCGGCGATGACACGATCGGCGCCGTCCCCTACGAAGCCGACAACACGATCCACGCATGCGCGTTCAGCTTGCCACGCCGCCGCAAGGTGGTATTGCGACTGCACGCCAACACCATCAACGGCAGACCATACGCGGCGACACGATTCGACCACATCATGTGCATGAGCGCCGCCGCATGGACCGAACTCGCCGACCTCGGCCTGGGCTGGTTCGACGCGAACACCGTCAGCGACCCCACCTATCAGGAGGCATCATGACGTACAGGAACTTTTTCTTAGACCCAGTGCCGGCCGGTACGGCGGGGTGGGTCTTGGACAATACTAATAATCAGGGCGCCAAAGCGGAGATATTTTTCAGTAACGGTCAAATGCTCATACAGGGGCATGCCACGGACGGCAACGCGTATGTCCATAGACCGGTCCTGGACGTGCCTCCCAATGATTACGTGTTCGCGTTCACTGCTCGCAGCGCTTCGTCACCGATTTTCTACGGCGACCGTCTCTCGACAGTCCTGAACACGAGCTGGCAAGGTTTCGGGAAAATTCCGTCGTCGAGTTTGAACAGCCGGTGCGTTTTCCGGTTCACGAACCCAACCGAGCAACGCATCATTTTCACGTTCCAGGCGCCCAAGAACGAGGCACGCGTCGCATACGAACGCATGTTGCTGTGCACGGCCGAGGATTACGAGCAGCTGGAACAGCTCGGGCTGACCTATTTCGATGGGGATACATTCAAGCTTACCTAACGAATTCCTAGTCGCCTGTTCACATGCTGACGTGGACATTCATCTCGATGCGGGCCGCGTCGGACACCTAGACCATCAGGGAGGCACGGACGATGACGCTCACCCCCGGCGACTGGATCACGATCGCCAGCTGTGTGCTCGGCTCGGGCACGATCACCGTCATCGTCCAGCATGTGCTCGACTGGGTGCAGGCCACACGCAGACGCGAGGAGACACCCGAGGTCAAGGCACGCAACTGCATCTCGAGGCACAGCGCCCTGTCAATGCTCAAAACCGTGCATCGTGACTCCGTGGCACGCGGATGGGTGCCACTCGACGACCTCGAGGAGGCGCAGGAGATCTACGACTCCTACCACACCCTCGGAGGCAACGGGGCAGGCAGCAGGATCATCGCCGACCTGCAGCGCATGAACAACTACCCACCCGCTCATTAATCAATCAGACCCAACACATGGGGCCGTGGCAATCCCGCCGCGGCCTCTTTCCATATCCAGAAAGGAAATCACATCATGAGTACCTACGAGTACATCACCAAGTACGACGCCGCCTGTTACACGCCCGGTCGCCCGTACGGCATCACCGCCATCACCATCCACTGGTGGGACGACCCGGCCGTGCGCCGACCGAATTTCGACACCGTCATCAATCTATTCGTGTCCGGCGCAAGGAAGACGAGCGCGCATTACGTGGCAGAAGCCGGCCGTGTCGCCTGTCTTGTCGCGCCCGGTGACCGCGCTTGGGCATGCGGCGATGGCATCAATGTCGGATCCGGCGGCAACGACAAGTCCATCTCGATCGAGTGCAATTGGCGTCAGTCCGATGGCGACTACGACACGATCGCGCAGCTGGTCGCCGATCTGCGAACAACCTATGGGGACCTGCCACTCAAGCCGCATCGCACGTGGACGAGCACAGAATGCCCCGGCACCTACGATCTGGCACGCATCGACCGTCTGGCGCGCCAGAAGGCCGGGCAGAAGGTTCCGACGGCCGCTCCGGCGAATCCGGCGCCGCAGCCGTCCGGCAAGCTGACCGTCGACCGGGTCGCCCGTGAGGTCATCAACGGCAAATGGGGCAACGGCGCGGACCGCATGGCGAGGCTCAAGGCCGCGGGATACGATGCGGCCGCGGTACAGGCGAAGGTCAACGAGATCTGCGGCATCTCCGGCGCGGCCGGCCCAGCACCGGCTGCCGGCATCGACGCGATCGCACGAGACGTCATCGCCGGCGCGTACGGCAACGATCCGCAGCGCTCCCAGACGCTGCGCGCAATGGGGTACGACCCCGCGGCCGTGCAGGCGCGCGTCAACCAGATGCTCGGAGCGGGAAGCAGCGCGTCCGCGTCCAAGCCTGCCGCGAACATCGACGATCTCGCACGCCGCACCATCGCAGGAGAATTCGGCAACGGCGACGCACGCCGCAGCGCGCTGGGCGCAAACTACGAGGCCGTGCAGGCCCGCGTCAACCAGATGCTGGGGTGACACGATGACCAACAGCGACAACACAATCGATCATTACGACGACGCCGACCAGCCGCTACCGGACAGTGTGCCCGTTCGTGATCCGGCGGCCGGGCCGATGCGCGTATGGGTGCGTGCCGCGCTCATCCGCGCCCTGAAGACGATGGCTCAGTCCGCGCTCGGCGTGCTGGGCACGGGTGCGATTGGGCTCATGCAGGCCGACTGGCCAAATGTCCTGTCTATCTCTCTCATGGGCGGTGTGCTCAGCCTCCTGACGAGCATCGCCGGCATCCCGGAGGCAGACGGCGGCTCCAGCCTGGCGTCGATCGCCGACCGTATGGAATAACCGCCGACCATGTCCCGCTTCACTGCCTCGCCCGGCAGGGGAGCGGGATTTTTTCTGTTTCCTGCGGTGCGAGTAGACTGAAACAAGTACTTGATGGGTCACATCGTGAGATGGGACAAATCGACGGACAGAAATCGTCGGGCATGCCGGCAGCGTATGAATCACAACGGTTCTAGAGCGTTGTGTTCAAATCCTGTCAGCCCGACTTCGATATCGAGAGCCATCCTGAAGGGGTGGCTCTTTTGCAAAGGTTCCGCATCCGGGCAGGAGGGGCGTATGAGTGTGAACACCGATGACCGCCATGCGCTCGGGCAGCTCGACGGGGAACCGCTCGATGAACAGATCGCCTATTACCGCAAACCGTTCATGGTGCTGTGGGCGGCGGTGCAGGAATCGTCGGCGGAACTCGTCGAGGACTGCGGCATGTCGCCCGAGCTCGCGCAGCTGTGGGTGGCGGAACGGCTGCGACAGGTGTGCGACTCGCTCGTCGACCGTCTCGCCGAACGCGCGGTGGGCCATGGCGTGAGCAAGTCGAATGTGTCGCGCGCGGCGGGGGCGAGCCCGACGAACGCGCTGCGCCGCTTCCCGCGGCTGCGTGACCTCGACGAGGGGCGCATGCCGGAGCGCACGCTCATCGACGACGTGCTCGACTCGCTCGACTGA